GAACTAACAGGTTCAATGGCTGATTATGTCAACGCACTTAGAAAAACAATTAAGTAATTAGGAGATCCTTAAATGGAACAAAGTTATGATCGTCTCGTAGAGAAATGGTCTCCAGTATTGAACGAAGAGTCAGCAGGCACTATTGCTGACGCACATAAGCGTTCTGTTACTGCAGCCGTTCTAGAGAACACAGAGAAGGCATTGCATGAGCAAGGTCTAATGGAAACAGCAGCTAACGCAGCTGCGGCAGGTACTGTAGCATCTGGTGGTGCAGCAGATAACTGGAACCCAATCTTGATTTCACTAGTACGCCGTGCTATGCCAAACATGATGGCATATGACATCTGTGGCGTTCAGCCGATGACTGGCCCAACAGGCTTGATCTTTGCAATGAAGTCAAAGTACAAAACAACAAAAGCTGGTGTATCTGTTGATGACGAAGCACTATTCAATGAAGCGGCAGTAGGCTTCTCAGGTGACTCTGCAACAACTGCAAACGGTTCACCATCAGGTCTATCTGGTGTATCTGACACAGACGCAGACAGCACATTGGTTGACTCAGGTTCAACATATGTACCATACACAGGTGATGCATACACAACTGCGGAAGCTGAAGCACTAGGTAACACTGGTGAGTCATTCGCTGAAATGGGCTTCTCAATCGAGAAAGCAACTGTGACTGCGAAGTCACGTGCATTGAAAGCGGAATACACACTAGAACTAGCACAAGACTTGAAAGCTATCCACGGTCTAGACGCAGAGACAGAGTTGGCAAACATCTTGTCAACAGAAATCTTGGCAGAAATCAACCGTGAAGTTATTCGTACAATCAACGCTCAAGCGAAAATCGGCGCACGTCAAGCAAACGTTACTACAAAAGGTATCTTTGACTTGTCATCAGACGCAGATGGTCGTTGGAGTGCTGAGAAGTTCAAAGGTCTTGGTGTACAACTAGATCGTGAAGCGAACACAATCGCAAAAGAAACACGCCGTGGTAAAGGTAACTTCATCATCTGTTCATCAGACGTTGCATCTGCACTAGCAGCATCAGGTATGCTAGACTATGCTCCTGCATTGTCAACAAACTTGAACGTTGATGACACAGGCAACACATTCGCAGGTGTTCTAAATGGTCGTATCCGTGTATACATCGATCCATATGCAGAAACCGATTACATCAACGTAGGTTATAAGGGTACTAACCCATATGACGCAGGTGTATTCTACTGCCCATACGTACCACTAACAATGGTTCGTGCAGTTGGCGAGAACGACTTCCAGCCACGTATCGGGTTCAAAACTCGTTATGGCATGGCGTCAAACCCATTCGTAGGTTCTTCACCTGCAGATGGTCTTGCATCAAACCGTACAAACCAGTACTACAGAATCTTCCGTGTAGACAACATCTTGACATAAGATCAAGAGTATCGGAAAAACTTAAGGGAGCCGCTTGGCTCCCTTTTTTTATGACCCCATTGTTAGTTCAAAGCCATTTTCTGTTAGTTCAATGTCTTCAATGAACTTGTGCCAATCACCTTGTTTCTTGGCTTGTTGGAAACAAGATTCTGCGGCAGCCCAGAAATCACGAACAGTACCACCAGCTGTAAAGGCACTCACTTCTACCCAAGCAAGATCGTTTAGGATTTCCATGCAAGTAGCATCACCACGAATGAAACGATAGTAGACACGATGACTTTTGTTATTGAAGATTTCTTGGTCTACGGTGGGACACTCCCAAATACTCCACACAGTCTCGTAACCTAGTTCTTCTTGTTGGGCATGCCAATACTCGATAGGACCACGATATTGATCAACTGTTAAAGACATTGTAATCTCCTTATTTGTTACACTATGAATATAGTTGATTCGAAAACAAATGTCAATAGATTATTGCATCAATACTCTAACAACTTCACCAGCTGGGTTCAACATTGTGTGAACAACCCGAGTAGTATGTCTTTGGGTCGTTCTGCATGTCCACCAAGCCTCTGCTTCTGCTTGAGTCTCAACCAAAACAGCGCTTTGTGCCAATTCCCTAGTAACAGGACACAAGGTGGTCAAAGTTGTTCTCAATTCCCAAGTCATGATGTTCTCCTTCATTTGATATAATCAATATATCTGATTCGAAAACAAATGTCAATAAAAAGTTTTATTTTTACACATATAAATAGAAGTAGTTAAAACTTAGTGGAAACTCAAATGCCTGTATTAAATCCAAGTGTAGAAGTAGATGTAAACTCATCCTCATCAGGGTTGAATAACCTTAACTATCTACAGCCAAACGCTTTCAAACTTACCATTGACCATAAGCATTTTCAGAACCTAGAGTTTTTCTGTCAGACAGTACTGCATCCATCTATGTCATCGAACCCTGTTGAGATGCCCTACAAGCGTATCACATCTGTACCGTTCACTGGAGATAAGTTGACATTTAGTGAATTAACCGCTATGATTATAGTGGATGAAAATCTAAACGCATATACAGAAATGTACAACTGGTTACAAAGAACTATTGAGCAAGAAGATACAACAGCGATCAATAGAACATCTTCGAAGCCACCTACGTATGCTGACATCACATTATCTATTCTAAGCAGCCATAATAATAAGGTCAGACAGATTAGATATATAGATAGTATGCCTGTAAGCCTTGGCGACATGCAACTTGAGTCAACATCAGGTGACTTATCCTTTATCACGTTTCCTGCAACATTTAGATTTTCCTATTTTGAACTGAGATAACTCTATCGGAGTATATTATGAAAACATTAGAAGAAGTGCTTGAGGCATGGGAAACTGATTGTCAGATTCCTAGAAACGATCTAGCAGAAACATCACGTATCACACCTACACTACACGCAAAGTATCTTGCTGCTTTGTCGAATGCTAAGTTGCGTTTGAAAAAAGCAGAGATGGACCAAAAAACTCTGCTAAAAGCCAAGTGGTTATATTATAACGGCAAAATGGATCAAGAGGAAATAGAGGCACGTGGCTGGCAGTACGATCCCCTTGAGGGACTTAAAGTGTTAAAAGGTGACATGGACTACTACTATGACTCTGATATCGAAATACAAGAGTCAGAGCTAAAAATCGAGTACCTAAAAACGCTTATAAATACACTTACAGATATCGTGGATGCGCTGAAGTGGCGACATCAGACTATTGGTAATATTATTAAATGGAAAGTATTTGAGAGTGGCGGCTGATATCATTGTAAAGCTAAAAGACTATAGTATGATGTATGTGGATTGTGAGAACGGTCTTGCATATGAACTATCAGACTATTTTAGCTTTTACGTTCCTGGCTATAAGTTTATGCCAGCCTATAAGAATAAAATATGGGACGGTAAGATCAAACTCTTCAATCGCATGACTGGAGAGCTAAACGCTGGGCTATATGTTTATTTGTTAAAGTTTGCATCTGAGCGAGGATATACTGTTGACACCGAAGAGTCGGATCAATATGGTCTTCCTGTTCCTGCTCAACAGTCTCTTCCAAATATGTCTGATTTACTAGCTGACGCAACGCTTCCATTTCAGCCTCGATCATATCAATACGATGCGATTGTAACAGCCCTAAAACGAAATCGAGCAATTCTTTTATCTCCTACAGGGTCTGGTAAGTCTTACATTGCATACTTGCTTGCAAAGTATTGGCTATACTATTTATCAGATGGCTTCAAATATCCTAAGGGCGGTAGAGTTCTAATCATTGTACCTACTACATCTTTGGTAGAACAGATGCACCAAGACTTTGAAGATTATGGTCAGAACCCTGATGGGATGCACAAGATTTACTCAGGCAAGAGTAAGAACACAGATAAAGCCATTGTCATATCAACTTGGCAGAGTATCTATAAATATCCTAAGAAATGGTTTGAACAGTTTGGTATGATAATCGGTGACGAATGCCATGGTTTTAAATCAAAGTCTTTGTCGTCTATTATGAACAAAGCAACTGAAGCCAAATATAGATTTGGTTTGACAGGAACTCTAGATGGTACGCAAACCCATAAGCTAGTTCTAGAGGGTTTATTTGGACCTGTCTATCATGTCATAAAGACAAAGAAACTTCAAGACGATGGAACACTGGCTCCTTTGGATATCAAGGTTCTGTTATTGAACTACTCAAAAGAAGTGAGAGAAAACTTTGGAAAGAAAACATATCAGGAAGAGATTGACTTCATCATTGAAAACTCTACTCGTAATCGGCTCATTTGTAATCTCGCTTTGGATGCTAAAGGAAATACTCTCATCCTATACAATCGTGTGGACGCTCATGGAAAACCTCTCCACGAAGCCCTACTAAATAAGGTTAAAGAAGGTCGCAAAGTATTTTTTGTATCAGGTGAAGTTGATACTTCTGATCGAGAAGCCATACGAAGAATAGTGGAGAAACAAAAAGATGCGATCATCGTCGCCTCCTTGGGAA